ACGGTCCAGCAGCTCTTGACTACACTGGCAAGGTATTCGATGCAGATGGTGGAACCGCTTCATCACTTGCAGAGGGTATTGCAAACGGTGCTTCATACATCTACGAGAACACCGGACTTCGTCCAGAGTTCATCCTTGCAGACCCAGACGCTTATGTGACCCTTGTAAAGGTTGCAGCAGGCGACGGTCGTCCAGTTCTTCTACAGGACGGCGCAGGCGTAAACAACATTGGTACAGCAAACATCCCTGGACTTCGCGGTTCAGTATTTGGTCTGCCAATCATCGTTGACCCAGCACTTGCTGCCGGAACTGTTTACATGGCCAACTCGGCTGCTGTAACCAACTACGAGTCTGCAGGTTCACCTGTTCGTCTAACTGACGGTGACGTAACCACCTTGACCGATTCAATCTCGGTTTACGGCTACATGGCCATCACAACCCCTCAGCTTGGTGCACTTGTCAAGCTAGACGTAACCGCTTAGTAGTCACGTATGTCTGTTACTTTGGCGGAGTTCCAAGCCTATGTTGGCACCGATGAGACCGAGTTCCCACTCGAGGCTCTGACGGCTGGCTTGGCTTTGGTTGATAACTACATTGGTGACTGTTCAACCGTCCCCGATGCAGTGAAGGACCAGGCGACCTTAATTGCGTCGTCGGAACTCTTCCATCGTCGCAGCGCACCTAACGGCATTGCACAATTTGCAAGCATGGATGGTGCACCGGTGAGAGTTGCTCGCGACCCTCTAACAAGCGTTTACCCTCTACTACTTAGGTTTGTAGGTTATTCAGTATGACCAACGAGATAACTGCCGCCAAGGTCGAGTTCAAACTTGATCTAGTTGCAGCCGGGCTAAACGTTTTGGAATATGTTCCAGAGCGCATTGTCCCACCCGTTGTCATTTTGAACGCTCGCAATCCTTACCTGGCTGTTTCTGATTTGGGCCGAGAGTATTTTCTGAACTTGGAACTTGTTCTAGTTGCAGCGACTGCCACCAACAAGATGGCTACCGAGAAGCTCGATGAACTTCTTGAGTCTGTTGTTAAAGCCTTGCCGGCTTACGCTCGCATGCTACCGACAGGCACCCCCTACGAGATGCAAACAAACAACGCCTCATACCTGGCTGTCAATGTTCCCATCGAACTCGAAATAACAATTTAGAAAGGTTGCCTGATGGCTACTTCAACTCGTATCAAAGCACAAAACATTCTTTTCAAAATCGGCACCACCGAGTATGCGTGTGACGCAAACCTTGTCGAACTAACTCTCAATGACGCACCTGGCGATGTTCAGACGTTTTGCGAAGTTCGCGTAGGCGGCCAATGGTCTTTGCAGCTCGATGGTATTACCTCGGGTGACGACACTAGCCTTTACCGCGTTCTTTGGGCTAACTTCGGCACCAAGGTTGCGTTCACCATTGCACCTAACGGTAACGCTGTAGTCTCAACCGACATGCCTCACTACACCGGCACCGCTGTCTTTGACCAGTTGCCACCTCTATCACTAACTAGCAATGAGACTGCCAAGTTCTCTGTCACCATTACCGTTGACAACGCTATCCACGACCCAGCAAGCAACATCTACTACGGTGTCACAATCGCAACTGCTGCCTAATAATGTCTAATGCTTCGGGCATCAAAGTCAAGGGTTACAAAAGCGCAATCAAAAGCCTCAAAACTGTCGGTGTTCCTACCAAGGAAATTAATCAAGCCGGACGCAACGCAGGTGAACTGGTCGCTAATGAAGCCCGGACTTTGGTGCCCGTTCGTTCAGGCACTTTAAGGCAAACCATTCGTGTAAGTGCTACTGGTCGCGCTATTAGTGTGAAGGCTGGTAACGATTCACGAGTTCCATACGCTAACCCGATTCACTGGGGTTGGTGGAAACGCAACATGAGACCACAACCGTTTTTTGTTAAAGCATTGGGTTATACCCGGGATGAAGTGTTCCAAAACTATTACGCTTCTATGGATAAACTAATAGCAGACAATTCCACGAAAGGCACAGATGAGTAAGTCAATAGTTGAAGTTTTGACGATGGATGAGATTGAGCAAATCAATCTTCTAACCGGCAGTAGTTTTGAGGATTCATTTAGCAAAGGCATCAAGCTCGGTAAGCCGACTATGGTTCTTTGTTGGATTCTCAGCAAACGAACTAACCCAACTACAACACTTGAAGAGTTTGGAAACTTCACCGTTACCCAGGTGAACGATTTCTTGCAAGGTTTTCTATCAGACCCAAAAGCAACACCGGAACCGAAGATCTAGTTGAACGAATGGTGTATTTCTGTTTAGCGACAGGGATTGCACCAAGCGAATACAAGAAGTTAACGGTTCAGGAATACATCAAGTTTTTAGAAGTATTAGATGAACGGAAAGGTTAGGCCATGAGTTTAGTTCTCAATGTCGAGATTCTTGGCGAGTTCAAAGACCTAACCCGGGCAACTAAAGGTTCTGAGTCTGAACTAACTAAGTTGAACAAGAAGATAACCGGTTTCAGCAATTCGGCGAAAGCAGCGTTTGCAAGTATTGGTATCGGTTTGTCGTTTGCTTTTATTGCACGTGAACTTACTGATGCCACTAAAGCCGCTGTCGAGGACACTAAGAGCCAGGCTCTTTTGGCTAAGCAGCTCGAGAACACTACGGGTGCTACTACTGATCAGGTGAAAGCGGTTGAGAAGCAAATCGCTAAGTGGCAGACTATGGCCGCTGTTGCTGATGACGAATTGCGCCCGGCTTACGCTTCGTTGGTCCGTAGCACCAAAGATACGACCGAAGCATCGAAACTTATGGCAATCGCCCTGGACGTTTCTGCTGGCACCGGTAAGAGTCTTGAAGCGGTTTCTCTTGCTTTAGGTAAAGCGGTTAACGGTTCTGAGACTGCTCTAATAAAACTTATCCCAAGTATCAAGGGTGTCAAAGACCCTATGGCTGAACTTGAGAAACAGTTCGCCGGTGCTGCCGAAGCCGCCGCAGACAACGACCCTTACAAACGCATGCAAGTTATCTTCGGTGAGTTGCAAGAGCAAATCGGTATGGCGTTGTTGCCTAAACTTCTTGAGTTCTCTAAGTGGTTGGCAACCCCCGAAGGCACAGCGAAACTTCAAGACATTACTGACGGAATCATCTCAATTCTTAACAGCCTTGTTGGCGTTGTTGATTGGGTGCAAGATAACGGTGACTGGCTTGGGCCTTTGGTTGTTGGTATTACAGCGGTTACTGCCGCCTGGCAGGTTTCACGTTTGGCTATTCTTGGTGTTCAAGCTGCAATCGGTTTGGCTACTGCTGCACAACTTGCTTTTAATGCTGCTTCTAACGCACCTCAAGGTTTGGGAACCGTTGGCAAGGTTGCTGCCGGTGTTGGTGCTGTTGGTGCTGTTGCTGGCGTTCTCATGCTTGGTGGAGATGTTGCGAAGCCTGGCACAACCGGTTCACCTTACCTGCCTAAATCAACTTCTACAGCGCGAACCCCACTACCTAATCAGTTGCCATCTAAGAACGTTTTGCTAAAACCTACTGTTACTAACGTGACCGTTAACGTGAAGCAACCGGTTACGAGCTCGACAATCGTCAAGACTGTTAAAGAGTTCCAAAAGTCAACCGGTTCATCGTTCTCGAATGTGATCAGGTAATGCCCACCGTTGCAGACTTTGACATTGCCACCGACCTTAAAGTCGAAATGTTTCTGCCCTTTGAAGCAGACAACCTTTTCATAATCGGTATTTCCACTATCGGTGGCGATGATGTTCTTGGTTCATCTAACGCTTTCATTATTGGTGAGAGCCTTATCGGCGGCGATGACGTGCTTTGGACCGGTGTGCTACCCGGTTTCGCCTGGCAAGCGTTTGAAGCGATCACAGTAAAAGCCGAACTTAGCCTTGGCGGTTCTATTCAAGACTCGTTGTATTTCCAACCTGAGCCGGGCACAGCAAACATTGTTATGCAGTCGTTCGAGTTTGACCCGAGTGTGAACAAGTCGGTTCGACCGGGTGCACGTATTCGTGTCCGGGTTGATAACGGTGTTGTTAACGAAACTTTGTTCAACGGTTACATGGACAGCATTGACGTTGCTTACGGGCCCGAGGGTGACGGCTGGAATAGCATTAGCATTAGGGCCTACGATGCCCATAAACGGATTGTAAATACTCGAGTGGCCGAGTATGACTCCAACATCTTTGGGGCCGTTGTGAGCCCTACTGAGGCCATTACATTAGCGGTTGAACTCGCAGGGTATGACGTTGACCCGACAAGTGATGTGCTAAACCATGAAATGCCACCGGTGTCGGCTACTGACGTGATTGTAAATACTTACATAACTGACGCTTTGCAAACCGGTCTAGGTATCCTTTGGGTTGACCCACTAACTGAGCAAGTTGTTATTCGCGATCGTCCTACAGTTATTACGACAGCACCCCCGGGCACATTCACCATCGGCAACAACCATGGCGACCCAGACCACCTTTGCATGTCGGACATAAGTGTCCGCGCTGACGGTGACGTAGTATTCAACTCGCTCAGGGTTGAGAACTCTAACGATCCACTCGAGTATGTTGTGCTTATCAATCAGGACAGCATTGATTTGTATGGTGAGAGTGCCACAGATGTTGCTATCAACGTCACCGATGTTACACAGCTCGAACTTTGGGCCACCGAAGTTTTCGCACAAGCCCCAACGAAACTTGTTAACGAAGTAGAAACCCCTGCTGTTGACCGCACCGGAACCCTCACCGATGCCGCGTTCTTCACACCTGGCACTTTGCTTGGTGTTGATTATCTAAAAGCCCCGTTACACATCAACGACTATTACACTATTACTAAGGTGAGCCACTCCATAGATGCTGATTCTTGGTTCACTACAATGGAACTCTGGAAGGAATTCTAAACATGCCTAAAAAGACTTTTCTGAACGGTTACCCGTTACCGGCATCAGATTTGAACACTTATCTTATGGATCAGAGTGTGATGACGTTTGCGTCTGCCACAGCTCGAACGACTGCTATCCCTGCCCCTACTGAGGGAACTACAACCTATTTGGAAGATGTGAACCAAGTTCAGGTTTACAACGGTTCCGCTTGGGAAGGTTTGGTTACGACCGCTAACGTGGGTTCTCTTGCACCGCAGGGCAACGCAATCATTAACGGTGGCTTTGACATTTGGCAACGTGGGACTACGTTCACAAACCCAGGTTTTGGCAGCAATGTTTATACCTCTGACCGCTGGGTTTTGGATTTTGCAGACGCTAACCCAACAT